GGACCCAACTCTGAATGCCCACCCGTCGGAGCAGGCTGCATACCAGTCGGAACTTGCTTAGAACCAAGATACTGAGACAACACACTCTGCTGAATACTCCTATACTGCGACTCCGCAGACATAAGATCAGCATCATTAGCATAAGCCAACGCATAAATATGCTCCATATCAGTATCCGTATAATGCGGATTTAACTGCAAAATAGCGTGCTCTTGATTAGTTAACTCGTCCATAAACTGCATAGTCTCACGCTCTTCCATCATCTCAGAAAGAAGCGCCTCATGCTGCTCAAGACGAGCAACCAACTCATTAGGCACATTAGCGTCTGCATAATTCTCAGAATTATTAACAAACGAATTAGCCTGCGAATAATCCGGTACCTGAGAAGGAGACTCAAAACCAAGTTGCTCTAATCTCGTATTAATATAATCCGCAAACTGCTTAGCATAAGCAGGATCCGAATTAAGACGATCATAGAATTCGGCAGTCTCCAACGCATCCATCGGATCAACCCCACGCTCAGAAAACGCAGAATAAGTCTTCCGCGCATCTGCTAACTCCTGAGTCTTACGAGTATAATCAGCCTGCATAGACTTATATACCGTCTGCAACTCAGACGGCAAAGCATTAGGATCAAAACCAGTAAACGACTCCTCAGGTTCCACAACCGGGTTAACCTCAATAGTATCATTACCAGTATCCATGCTCTGCTCAATCATCGGCGCACTAGGATCATCTAGCGATGCCATATAAGCATCAATCGCGCCCTCTGGGACTTCACTCATCCCAAACCCCCCTTATACTCTGGAGTGACATTATTGTCTTGCTCCAAAACTACTTATTAACAACAACCTCAACGCTCTCAGAAGAAATCTCAATAATCTCCTTAGAACGATCATCAGCCGCCGTAACAAGCCCATCAACAAAAGACCCCATAAGGCCTTTCAAATCATCACTAGTAGGAAGAACATACGTATTCTCGGTTCGCTTAGTTGCAAGACCAGACGCAAGACGAATCTTATCATCCATAATACCCACAACAGTAGCGATTGCCGACAATTGCTTCACCTCAGCCTGAGGAATTAACTCCTCCAACTTCTCCAAAGCAGCCGTCCTAATCCTAGTAGCATGATCAACAAACGTAAACACTTGCTCAGTTAACTCCCCCGCAGCATCCTCCGGAGGACCATACTTATCCCAAGACTTAACCCAATAACGAAAAGTACTATGAGGAATACCCAACTCAGCACTAGTCTTACGCTCATTCTTATCATTAGCAATATAAGCAACATACGCTGCTGCCTTCGCCTTACTATCAAACTTACTCTTCGCCATAATAACCTCAAATATTAAGTTTCAACGTCTGCAACTCTGCCTCTTGACGCATCCTCTGCTGATGCATCGCCTCCTCAGACTCTAACTTACCAGCCAAATCAGCCCTCTGCTGATCCAACGCTGCAACAGCATCCTCAGCATTAGGCTTATCCTTATTATCAATAACAACCGTATCCAAAGGCTCCTCCAACATCTCCTCAGGAGTAACACCCTGAACACCACTCTGATTAAGGATCTTAGAACCAGTCGTAGGACCAACAGCGCCACGCAACTGAAGACTAACCTTCGGAGGATCACCCTGAGGCGAATCCTCAGCCTGCTGAGCCTGAAGCGTCAACTCATAATGATTATAAAAACGCTCCTTAGCAGCATCATCAAGAACCTCAAACTCTGGACTCTTCATAAAAGCACCATGAGTATCCAAATGAATAGCCTTATTCTCATACGGCAACGGTTGCAAACCAGCAGTAGCCGCCTGCTCCATAATAGCAGGATCCAACTCAGCAATATCACCCGTAACAGGATCAATCTGCGGATTCATAAGCGCCTCAAACACCATCTGCTCCGCCTGCTTCGCAGCCTGCTCATTAATAACACCCTCACCATCAATCAACTTATC